CGGAACTTTTGCAGGTACAGGACTAAATGCTTCAGACCAAACTATAAATACTATTGCTTCATTTGATGGTAGTAAGAATGTGGTTAGTTTATCTACTGCAAATGGTTATCCAACATTAACAGAGTTAAAATCGCTTGTAGGAGTTAGTACCACAGCTATTCAAACACAATTAAATAACAAGCAAGACAAGTCATTATCTGCTTATACGATAATGGCTAACAATACAAACGCAACTGCTGATGCAACTGCGCAAGTATATAAATACGTAGGACAGCAAACTTATACAGCAACACCTACTTGGTCTGGAGCTGCTCCAACAAATATATTGGCAAACACGTATGGGTGGAGTCAGATAGGAAGTACTGTAAATGTTAGAATAAGTTTAAGTTATAATACTGGGCAATCTAGTACAAGCGTAATACTTCCAATGCCAGCAGATATGCCCGCACCCGCATCTATAACTGGATTCACTGGGAATTCTGATATACTTGCTTATGGTAGTGGTATGATGTTAAATGCTACAACATCAACAGCAGTAACAGGGGCTAGAAACTGTTTACTAAGAAGAAATACATCAGGTGGATATGAGTTCTTTGTGAATGTAAGTATAGCTGTAACCACAAAAGTAGTAATTGTTAATTTAACATATTTTGCATAATGAGACACATAAGACAAATTAATAGTGTAGGAACAAATAGCTACACAGTAGTTGTAGCTGAAGAGCCGTTAGAGAGTCACAGATCAATTATAAATCATCCAGATTTTTTTGAGATCTCAGAGGATGAATTACCTGAATTTGTACAGTATGTAGACATGCAACCGCCAACAGTACCTTTCGAAGTACAACTATGGAGAATTAGGACTGTATTGAAGTTGATGCAACTAGAGACTCAGATAGAGTCCGCTATAGACGCTATGCCAGAGCCTTCTAAGACCGCTGCAACGTATATATGGAGGTTTGGTACAACTGTAGAGAGAGCAAGTCAGACAGTTCTATTATTACAATCTGTACTACAACTTACAGACGAGCAGGTAGATGATTTATTCGTACAAGCAGACGCAATCTTATTATGATACTATTTACAATAGCATACGTACTATATCTTCCACTAACTTTAGTCAACTGGCTATTTGTTAGGGATAAGTCTGGGTACTTTAAAAGTTCTGCTGTTAACTTAGATAAGTTTGGAAATAGAGAATTTAGAACATTATTTAATAAAACATTAATATTTGAAAATGGACATAAATTTGGAGATATTAATGAGACAATATCAAGTGTATTAGGCAAAAATCAATTAACAAATACTCTTACGAAATGCGGGAACGTATTAGTTTGGATATTGGATAAAATAGATAACAACCATTCATTAAAATCAATAAATAATGAATTTAGATAAAATAATAAATAAGATTATTTCCAGAAAGTTAATGGTATTTTTAATAGCCTGTGTTGGTTTATTTACAAAGGATTTAACATCAGAAGACTGGGTTATAATAGCAACAATATATATTAGTGTACAAGGAGTCACCGATATGATTATTAAATTAAAAGAAAAAAAAGGTTATGAGTAAAGAACAAGTAATGGGAATTGTTAGACATGTGCTGACTTTTGTTGGTGGTGTTTTAGTGTTAAGAGGATATACAACTGACGCAGACTATATGGCGCTGTCGGGGTTAATATCAACTGCGGTTGGATCAATATGGTCTATTATAGCTAAAAGTAAAGAATAATATAATGGTGATTCAAATAAAAAGATTATATAGAACTAACAATTCTACTATAGGAGAGTTGTCTATTGACGGTAAATTTGAATGTTATACATTGGAGGATAAAGAAAGAGATGTAAAGATAAAATCTGAGACTGCAATACCAAAGGGAACTTATAAAGTTATAATTAATCAATCAACTAGATTTAAAAGGTTATTGCCATTGTTGTTGAACGTACCTGGATTTGCAGGAGTTCGTATTCATAGTGGAAATACAAACCATGATACTGAAGGATGCATTTTAGTTGGACAAGTAAAATTGAAAGATGCTATAAATAAGTCAAGAAAAGCATTTGAGATATTATTTGCAAAAATGAAATTGGCTAAAGAAATAACTTTAACAATATCTTAATGGAAAAACAAAAAAGGAACTGGATATTATTTTGGGTATATGTAATAGTAGTATCTACGGCTATTACTATTGCATCATCATGCTCATCAAGAAAAGTAAATATAGCTAATTCAAATATAAAAATAGATAGTGTTTCTACTATAAAAGATACTGTGTCTATTAAAGTTACTGATAATAGCAATATAAAAAAGTATATTAGTTCTGAAGAAATAATAATTAGGCCACTGGATTCCTGTGTTGATTTTATAGTAAATGGTAAACTTTACAAAAATGTTATTATAACGATTAAAAAACATAGTGATAATAGTTTATACTCAAAAGAAAAAACATTAGATTTAAAGGCCTCTAAAATGCAAAATAATCGCATTGTTAAGACAGTTATAGCCAAAGTAAAACAAATAGATAAGCAAAGTAGTGTAAAAATATATTATATATTTTGGATATTGTTTTTTATAATATTATTTTTTGCGTATAAATATATAAATAGATTAAGATTAAAAAATATTTTTTCTGCGTAATAATAGCAATATAATCAAATTAAATTAAATCAAATAAATATGTCAGATGCAATTGTTAAGAACTTAAGTTTTGGCGATGATGCCAAGAATAAAGTTTTTGAAGGTATTACAAAATTAACGCGTGCTGTTAGTTCAACACTAGGAGCAAGTGGTAAGTGTGTAATGTTAGAAGATGGAATGGGTAATCCTGTTATTACAAAAGATGGAGTTACAGTAGCGGATAGTGTAATACTATTAGATCCTATTGAGAATATGGGAGCTAGGCTTTTAAAAGAAGCTGCGAGGAAAACAGTCAAAGAAGCAGGTGACGGAACTACTACAGCAACTGTATTAGCTCACGCAATTTTATCTGAGGCTTACGAAGTTAAAGATGCTATTAGTTCTAGAGAACTTAAAAATGGTATTGAGACTGCGGTTGAAAATGTTGTTAAATATCTAGAATCAATTACAGTTCCTGTAACTGGAACAATGATTGATCAAATTGCAACAATATCAACTAATAATGATCCTGTATTAGGCAAGATTATTGGTGATGCATTTAGGGCTGTTAATGAAACAGGTATTGTTATGATGGAATCATCATCATTAGCTGAAACTGAAATTGAAATATTAGATGGAGTACAATATGATAAAGGATTAGTTAATTCCCATTTTGTTACAAACCATACAAAAAAGACTGCTGAGTTAGATAATCCACAAATATTGATTATTGAATCACCGGTTGAGAATATTAGACAAATACAATCGGTATTAGAATATATTATAAAAACAAATAAGTCTTTACTTATCATTGCAGATATTGAACCAGCGGTTATATCAGCATTAGCAATGAATAAAGTTAAAGGCAACATTAAGGTTAATGTTATCAATGCTCCCACATATGGTATAAATAAAAAGGACCTGCTATCAGATTTAGCTTTATTAACAGGAGCAACTGTTATCAATGAAGACTTAGGAGATGATATGGATTTAATACAACCTGCATATTTAGGTTCTTGTTTAAAAAGTATAACAAGTGATGGAGATACAATATTACAAGTTGGCGAGCCAAATGAAGATGTTGTTACATTAATAAATGAAATAAAAGCAAAGCTACTAGATAGCAATCCACCAGGTGAAGTTATTAGATTAGAAAGAAGACTAGCAAGGTTATCCGCTAAAGTTGCAATTGTAAAAGTAGGCGCTAATTCAGATATTGAATTAAAAGAAAAAGCAGATAGAGTTGAAGACGCAATTTGTGCAACTAAAGCAGCGATAAAAGAAGGTATTATTCCAGGAGGAGGTATCGCTTTGCTTGATGCTTCAGAAATTATTAATTCAGACTCAGCAGGTGAAACGGCATTACTAAACGCAATTACCGCACCATTCTATACTATTTTAAGAAATGCTGGAATCGATATAATACCTACAAATAGAAGAGTAGGATTTGGTTTAAACGTTATAACTAATAAAACAGTTAATATGATCGAAGCAGGTATTATCGATCCATTATTAGTTACTAAGTCCGCATTAAGAAACGCAGCATCAGTTGCTGTTACGATATTATCAACCGATTGTGTAATCAATAATTTGAGGATCAATGAAGGCAATAGGTAATAATATAATCATACTGCCGAAGAAGGTGGTTACAGATAAAACAAAGGGCGGTCTTATTCTGATTGAAAAAGATAAAGAAGACATTAGATACAAAGAAGCAATTGTAGTATCAGTCAGTAATGATATAAAAGTGGTTGTTGAAGGAGATGAAATATACTATGATAAGCATGCTGGTCACGGAATTGAGTTTGAAGGGGATAAGTATACCATTATAAAGTTACAAGATATAGTTGTTGTATTATGAAACGGTTTGAAGCTAAGGACATAAAAGAACTTAACTTATTAAAAAATTATAGAATAATACGTAAATGGGCATGCAAAACAAATGAGTTATCCGATGCCGATTTAGAATTGCTAATATACTTTGATTGTATGGATTTCTTTACAAAGCAAGATTTCAAGATAGGTACATATTCATACAGCTGGGATAACAGAAGATGGAACTCCTTATTAAAAGAAGGATGGATAGTCGTTTGGAGACCTAGAAATCATACAACACAAAAATACCATATATATAAAGTTTCTTTTAAGTGCAAACAATTAATAAGTAGAATGTACCGCATAATGCTCGGTATTGAAGAAATACCTACTAGCACACAAAGAAACCCTATAATGAAAGGTAAAACATATAGTGATATAGTATTAAAAAAAGCAATAGAAAACGTTAATAAAAATAATTAAAATGATAAACGATCCATATTACGCGCAAGATCAAGGACTTGTTCAAAATCCAAATCAATTGCAATATAATGCAATTAACCCTACTGCAATGAGTAATATGCAAACATTGCAAAATATTAATGGTACACAGGTACCTAATACATTTAATAGAACGGTAGGTACACCTTTTGTTGGAGCAGAACCTTCTGCGCAATATAATACACCTGTTGCACCAATTGCAACCCCTAAAAATGTAAGAACACAAATCATGCCTAACAATAACCTACAAACTTATTAATTATGAACTTAAATATTAAAACACATCCAATGGATTCCCATGATAAGCTTGCGTCTGGCTCAGGAGTTGGAGCTAATGCTTTATGGAACGGTCCTTTTAATACTGACTCTTTGCCAAAAGGTAAAGGTTCTAGCTCGGGTAAAGATGGTATTATTTTAAACAATGACAAACCAATGGCCTGTGGTTGTCCTATTACTCAAAAGGCAAAAAGACGTTCTAATGGGATATACTGATTTAAAAATATATTTATTTAACAGCGCAACTATGGTAATAAGCATGACCTCTATAGAGCCTACATTAAAAATAATGTTATTGTTAGTGTCTATTGGTTATACTATTAATAGGTGGGTAGGAATGCATATAGACAAAAAAAATATTAACGAAACTAAAGAATAATTATTATGAAAAAAATGGTAACAGAAAAAGCAACCGGAGAAAAGTATGCTTCTAAAGCAGCAATGGCTAAGCATGAAAAAAGCGAAGGTAAAAAAATGCAAATGAAAGAAAAGATTACTGCAAAAAAAGCAATAATTAAAAAGAAAAAATAATAGGTATTATACCTAAATAAAAATATTATAATACGTAATTATATATATTAAACAATTAAATTAAATAAAATGAGCACAGAGATTAAAAAGATTACAGAAGATCAATTAGAAAAAATTGTAAAAGGACAAAAAGATTTACAAACACTATTAACAAATATAGGGGTTGCAGAGTCACAAAAGCATAGTTATCTTCATCAATTAGCAGATGTAAATAAAGCTGTAGAAGAATTCAAAACAGAAATTGAAACACAATACGGACCTATAAACATTAATTTACAAGACGGTTCTTATACTGAAATTGTAAAAGAAAGTGGGTCAACTGATTTAAGCGAAGACTAACTGTGAGTTCTGTTATAAGAAAAATAAGTATAGGTTCAGACTATAAAAATGATGCAATGCATTATTCAATAGGGCAAACAGTATATGGTGGTCATGAGATTTCACATATATTGTTTAATGAACTAGAAAATTCTTATAATATTCATATAAAAAAAGGTGATGAGATAATGCCATGGAAGAAGTTTAATTCTAACATGGCTATTTCCGTTGAATATGATTTA